AAAATACCAAGGACGCCGATTTTATTGTACCGGATAGTCGTGAGGGCTGGATTCGCCTTTTGGAAAAGGTTTTAGAGGCTTTCTTTATTAAGGGGTCTTCTTTTAATTATTCTACAATTTTAATTCGAGGGGCTGGTGAAAAGATTAGCGGCTTTGGAGGCGTTGCTAGTGGTCCGCAAATTTTATTGGACGGTATAGAAAAAATTAATAAGATTTTCCAATCTAGAGAAGGTAAAAAACTTCGCTCTATTGACGTACTTGATGTATGCAATATTATTGGTGGAATTGTTGTTTCGGGTAACGTCCGTCGTAGCGCGCAAATTGCTATTGGCGATCCAGATGACTACTTATTTCTTCGTGCTAAGAATTGGTCTTTGGGCAATATTCCAAATTGGCGCGCGATGTCAAATAATACAATTTATGCAGATGATTTTTCTCATATCTCAAATGAGATATGGAGTAATGGTTATGTGCTAGATTCCCAAACTGGTTTTGCAAAAGGTGAGCCCTACGGATTTTTTAATCTACCACTTTCTCAAAAATATGGAAGACTTAAAGATGGACCAATGAAAGACAGTAATCTTTATCCAACTGATGAAGATAATGTCGTTGGAACAAATCCATGCGGAGAGATTAGCCTTGCTTCTTATGAATGCTGTAACCTTTCTGAATTATATTTAAATAATATAACTTCGAAAGAAGAGCTAAATCTTTGTGCTAAGCTTTTATATAAAACTCAGAAAGCTATTGCTGCACTACCTTTTATTCATGAAGAAACAAATCGTATTGTACATAAAAATATGCGTCTTGGGTTAGGGGTTACTGGTATTTGTCAATCTCTTAATAAAATCGAATGGCTAGATACTTGTTACAAAGAACTTCGTAAATTTGACAAAGAATGGAGTAAAGAACGCGGATGGAATCGTAGTATTAAATTAACAACAATTAAACCTAGCGGTACATTAAGTCTTTTAGGTGGGTCTACGCCAGGAGTACATCCTGCTTATTCTAAATATTATATTCGGAGAGTAAGAATGGCAAGTAATGATGTTTTAGTAAGTTATTGTAGAGATTTAGGTTACAATATTGAATATGTTGTTAATTTTGACGGATCTGAAAATCATGATACTGTTGTAGTTGAATTTCCATGCGAAACACCAGATGGGGCATTATTTGCAGATGATATGGGTGTAACCAAACAACTTGAAATGGTCAAAAAACTTCAAGAAGTTTGGTCTGATAATGCAGTTAGTGTTACTGCCTATTATAGTGATTCAGAACTTGGAGAACTTAAAAAGTGGCTTTCTGAAAATTATGAAAATGGAATTAAATCTGTTAGCTTTTTACTAAGGCAAAAGCATGGCTTTAAACAGGCTCCTTATGAAGAAATTACAAAAGAAGCATACGAGAATAAAAAGTCCAAAGTAAAACCAATTACAATTATAAATCAAAATATTGGCAACGATGCTTTGGAAGGCATTGAATGCGAAGGAGGAGCATGCCCAATAAAATAATTATATTAATTTGTTTTTTATTAGTTTCATGTAAATCAGTACCTACAAATCCAGAATTTTGGATGGAAAAAGAAATTAATGCTTGCTTGCCAACAGCAATTATTTTTAAACAGTCATTAAATAAATATAAAATATGGTCTGAAGTTTTTAGATTTTCTTGGAAAGACGGGAGTACTGGAAAATTAAAAGGCCACGCGATGGTAGCATATCTTTACCCACCTAGAAAAAATCAACTTTTTACATATGATGCCATGGGTTCTTATAGAACATATGCTTATACAAACAATGTGGAAAAGATTGCCCAATACGCTCATAATATTAGAGGAAATCAAGATAAAGTATTTTATGTTGAATGGGTTAAATGAAAAATAAAGATCTTCATAAAAATTTGCGTGATTCAATGGATGAAACATTGGAGACAAAGTTTATGCAAAATCTTAAATGGTCAATGTTATTTTTTTGTTTTAATTATATTGCAAATCATATAAACGAAGAGCATGAATTTAAAGATAAACATGTTCATAAAGAATTTATTAAAACATGGAAAAAATTTGCTCATCAAAATATTGCAAGTTCAGATTTAAAAATTATTAATGATATATTAAATTCACCTAAAAATGTTTTTTACTCTGCTTTACAAAATAGTAATGAAATTACAGAAAGTACAGAAATATATCAAGAAAAATATAATAATATTTTAAGTAAAATTGAACAATTTTTCATAAAAACTCTAGATACTCAACAAAATTTTGAACCACCAGAGGAAGAAGAAGATGATGAATATGCTTAAAAAAATTATTATAACCGGTGTTACTGGTCAAGATGGCAGTTATATGGCAGACCTTTTATTAGAAGAAACTGACTATGTAATTTACGGTATGGTTCGAAGAACTTCTACAAATAATTATTCTAATATAAAACATTTATTATTAAATTCTCGATTTAAACTCGTTACTGGCGATTTAACAGATTCGCAATCAATAGATAATATTGTAAGAGAAATTGAACCAGATTATTTTATTAATTTGGCGGCTCAAAGTTTTGTTGGCGCTTCTTGGCAAATTCCAGAGCAAACATTTGATATTGATGCTATTGGCGTTATTAGATGTTTAGAAGCTATAAGAAAACACGCTCCCAAATGTCGATTTTATAACGCTGGTTCTTCAGAAGAGCTTGGTAATGTTGATTATAGCCCACAAGATGAAAATCACCCATTAAAACCAAGAAGTCCATATGGTGCCGCAAAAGCAGCAGCAAGACATATTGTTAAAGTTTATAGAGAGAGTTATAATCTTTTTGCAATTCAAGGGTTATTATATAACCACGAAAGCCCAAGGCGTGGCGAAGAATTTGTAACAAGAAAAATAACAAAAGAAATAGCAAGAATTAAAAAAGCGCTTGATTATAAATATGAATTTAAACCATTAGAGTTAGGTAATATTTATGCACAAAGAGATTGGAGCCATGCAAAAGATTTTGTTAGAGGTATTTGGATGATGTTAAATCAAGACGAGCCAAAAGAATATATTTTAGCATCTGGGGAAACTCATACCGTAAAAGAATTTATTGAAAAAGCTTTTGAACATATTAATATTAAAGGATTTTGGGGTGGCAAAGAATTAGACGAAAAATATTATTTTGATAATAAAATTTTAGTACAAATTAATCCAGTATATTATAGGCCAGCAGAAGTTGATTTACTTTTAGGAAATCCGCACGAAGCAAAAGAAAAATTAAATTGGGAATCTAAAATTACATTTTTAGAGATGGTAGAAGAAATGGTAAAAAATGATTTAGAAAAAAATATAAATAAAGTGTAAAATATATTTATGAGCGAAGTCCAACAATTGTCGTCAAAATTTGATACCTGTAAACATAGATCCACAGAAGAAATTTCTAAAACTATACAGAGATGCTCTTGCCAAGGTGGTAATTATGAAGTTAAAGGATTTTTTTGTCACAAAAAAAATATTCTCAAGTTAGAGCCCGAAATATGTATTAATTGTGATGAATATGAATCTAAATAAAAAAGAATTTATTAAAAAATTTGTAAAAGAAACTTCAAATATTTTTTGGCCAAAAGAAATGAAAATGGTTAAAACTTTATTTAAAATTTTTCCAAATGAACAGTTTTGGCAGGGATTGGAATTAACTTTTAAATTAAATAGTTTGTGCTGGTTTCTTTCTGATGATGGGCGTAAATTTTTAAACCAGGAATATAAAAAATTTAATTTAAACTTGCCAGAAATAAAAAAGTTTGAAATAGAAAATAATAGTATTGCTTTTGAAGACAAAAAAGGCTATGATTTAGATAAAGTTCTGAACTTAAGAGAATTTTTAAATCTATGGCAAAAGAAAACAATCTAACCGGAAAAAGTATATTATCTTCACATCTTAAAGATAATAAAGATTCGCATTATAATTTTGAAGATGAACAGGTTTTTCAAGTATCTACCGGTTCTCTTCTTTTAGATTCGGAAATTGGTGGCGCTCTCGAAGTTCCTGCGATTATTCGTTTTACAGGGGTAAGCGGTGGTGGAAAAACAAGTTCCGCCCTTCTTATTATGAATAACTTTTTAAAGATGGTTCCTAATTCAAAAGGCTTTTTAGTAAAAGCTGAAGGGCGTCTTAACTCCAATGTGAAAAAAATATCTGGTGTTAATTTTGTAGATGATCCAGAAAAATGGGATAAAGGAACATGCTTTGTATTACGTTCTAATATTTATGAAAATGTTGCTACTTTAATTTTAGAACTTATTAAAAATAATCCAGAAAATACAAGATATTATTTTCTTATTGATAGTATGGACGCACTTATTTCAAAAAACGATCTAAGTAAAGGTTTCGAAGATAGCGCAAAAGTTGCCGCTGGAGCAGTTCTTACTTCTAATTTTCTTCGTAGGATAATGTTACCGCTTTCTACTTTTGGTCATATATGTGGGCTTATCTCCCAAGTTCGTTCTAATGTTCAAATTAACCCATACGCTAAAAGTGATCCAAAACTAACTAATAGTTCTGGAGGAAATGCTTTACAGCATTATGCGGATTGGATTTTCGAGTTTCAGCCAAGATATAAATCAGATCAAATCACAGAGGGTGATAAAATCATTGGGCATTGGTCAAAAATTCTTCTTCGTAAAACAACAAATGAAAAAGATGGCGTAGAAGTTACATATCCAATTCGCCATGGTCGAATTGATGGGAAAAGTATTTGGACAGAGTACGAAATTGCTGACATGCTTATTCAATGGGGCTTTGCTAAAAAAAGTGGTGCTTGGATTGCTTTTGATGAAGGACTAATTAAAGATATAAAAGAAGATCTTTCAGAAACTTTTCCAGAAAAAATTCAAGGAATGGATCAGTTACGTACATTTTTAGAAAATAATCAAAAAATTTGTAACTATTTATTTAATAAATTTAAGAATATATTAGCTAAATAATGAACATTTTTTGGCCGGATATTCATAAAAATTTAACAAAAGGAATCGCAGAAGCTTTTAATTTTTTGGGATATACGTTAATTTTACCATCTAATAAATATAAAATAACACATAGACCTCCAAATCAATTTAGCCAATTTGTTTGGAATGAACAATGGACGCAAGAAAAAGCCGATTTGTTTTTTAAACATAAAAATGTTAAAGTTTTAAATAAAGAAGAAATTTTAGATTTAAAACCCGAAATTTTATTTATATCTAATTTCGAATCACAATTCGAAGTATTAAATGAGCTATGGCTACATTTAAAAGATAAATCTAAATTAGCATTTTATAGTGGCAATGATTATTGGGATGGAGCATATCCATTTTACATTTCACAAAATTATCTTTGTGCTGATTATACTGGATATATTTTAAGTAATAAATATAAATTAAATTATTTATATTATAAACCATGGGTTGATTATGATAGATGTAAATTTGAGGGTCCTACTGAAGGTAATATTGTTGGGATTTATATTTCTGAATACGAAAAAAATTTTAATAAAGAATACTTATATAGTAAAGAATTAGAAAAATTAACACCATATATTGAATACCAATATCATACGAATAGCACTCAAAAGGAATTAACAAAAACTTTAAAATCTAGTATTGCTACACAACATATTAAAGGTTTAGAAGGGTATGGAATGGCGATAATTGAAAGTATGGCCTGTGGAAAGCCAGTTTTTTTACATCGACAATTATCTCAAAATAAAAGTTTAATGCAATGGTCTATAGAAAATACAACAGCTTTATTTTTTGACTCTTCAGAAGAGTATGCTGCAAAGTTAAAAGCATTAGTCGATAGTAAAGATTATAGACATTTTTTACATTATCAAACCGCCAATACAATAAGACAAATTATAGATAACCAAAAAGAAACTGAAAAACTTAGAAACTTTTTAAATAATTTAATATAATAATTTTATGGACAACTCAATTTCAGTAATATTAAATGGGTATCGTCGCTCTTCAAATCTAGAAGAGCAATTTAAAGCGATTCAAAATCAAACAGTCCAACCAAACCATATTTTCTTATGGCAAAATTTTCATTCAGAAACTTATGATAAATTTCCAGAGTCAGTTAAAAACAATTGCATTACTGCAGTTTGTAACACGAATTTAGGGGTTTGGTCACGTTTTGCATACGCTCTAAATACAAAAACAAAATATGTTTGTATTTTTGATGATGATACGATTCCAGGTTCTAAATGGCTAGAAAATTGTTTAAATACAATTCAAACACACAGGGGGTTACTTGGTACTCGTGGAATTATATTTGAAAATCAATATTCTTATCATCATACGAATGGAATTGGTTGGGAAACAGCAAACGAAGAAGTCACCCAAGTAGATATCGTTGGGCATTGTTGGTTTTTTGAACGCGAATGGTTAGCGGCATATTGGGCAGAAATGCCCCCTAAAGAATTTTTCTTTGCTGGTGAGGACATGCATTTTTCTTATGCTATTCAAAAACATTATGGACTAAAAACTTATGTGCCACCACACCCAAAAAATGACAAAGAAATGTGGGGAAGCTTAAAAGCAGTAGAATATGGTGATGGTATAGAAGCAACTTGTAAATTTGCAATTCCAGAAATGTATAATTATTTAAATTATATTGTAAGTAAAGGATTTAAAGTTATAAATCAAGTTTAATATGATTTTATTATGTTTTGGTACGCGCCCAGAATGGCTTAAAATTAAACCTTTACTAAGTAAACTTAAAAGCTATAAACTTTTATTTACTGGGCAGCATATGGATTTATTAAAAGATATTCAAGTAGATTATAAAATTAATATTAATAATAATAATAATTCTAGACTAGATCAAATTATTGCTGATTGTTTATTACAATTTCCTAATGGCGACTTTGACTCTGTACTAGTACAAGGAGATACCGCTTCTGCCTTTGGATGTGCTTTGGCCGCATTTCATCAATGCAAAAAGATTTATTATTTAGAAGCCGGATTGAGAAGTTATAATTTAGAACATCCATATCCAGAAGAAGGTTATCGACAAATGATATCAAGATTATCTCATGTTAATTTTTGCCCGACAAATTTATCTAAAAATAACCTAACTAATGAAAAAACAAATGGAGAATGTTTTGTTGTAGGAAATACGATATTAGATAATTTATTAGAATATAAAGAAAAATGTACATATGCCAATAAAGTTCTAGTAACACTACATAGAAGAGAAAATCATCATTTGATGGAAAAATGGTTTGTAGAAATAGATAAGCTTGCAAAAAAATATCCAAATTTAGAATTTATACTTCCAATACATCCTAATCCAAATGTAATTCGACATAAAAACTTATTACAAAATGTTAAAGTTGTCGAGCCATTAAAATATAAAGATTTGTTAAATTTATTAGTTGAATGTAAATTAGTAATTACTGATAGCGGTGGACTACAAGAAGAGGGCTCTTTTTTTAATAAAAAAGTCATTGTATGCAGAAAAATTACAGAAAGACCGGAGGCTATTAATACAAATCATTTACATTTGTGTTTGTCTCCATCAAGTTTAGAAAATATTTTTGATAATTTAGTTATTGATTATATTATTAATGAAGACTGTCCATATGGAGATGGATTTTCTAGTGGTAAAATAGTAAAAATAATTAATGAAAATATTTAATGAAGAAATAAAAAAAATTTTTGATAAACTTCAAAAAAAACAGCCATTTAGTTTCAGTAAATATGCTGATGGAGAATGGGCTATTATAAATGGACATAATATCAATAATGGAGAATTTAATTTCATTCAAGATAAAGATTCTGAGTTTTATAGACAAAAACTAATTGAATCATTTCAATTTAAAAATGATCAATATTACGTTGGTATTAGTTGCGAATGTTGTCAAGGACAAGAACATTTTAAAATGAAAGAAATGAGTAATCAGGATGACGACCATTTAACTTTTGCGAATGTTTTCGTTAATCATAATTATGAATTTTATAAACAAAATTTTATACCAGAGTACCAAAATCATAAAGTATATCTGATAGCAAATAAAACTTCTAAAGTGAAAAATTTGCCGTTTAAACTAGAAAAATTTTATCCAGTAGAAGAAACAGCTTTTATTAAAAATTATGATTTGATAAAAGAAATACAAAAAGAAAATATTCAAAATAGCTTATTTTTATTTTGCGCTGGACCTTTTGGAAATATATTGGCCCATCAACTTTTCCAATATAACCCAAATAATATTTATTTAGATATCGGATCGACATTAAACCCTTGGTTACAATCAGAAGGATTTAAAAGAGACTATTATGTTAATACATATCTTACAAATATGACATGCGTATGGAATTAAGAAATATTGTATATTCACATTCTGAATATTTTGATGTATTAGAAATATTTTTAGAACAACAGGAGTTATATGGAATAAATACTGAGAATTTTATTATTTTTTCAGATAAACAATATAAGAATTACGAATGTATTATTTATAATAGTTTATTATCCTATCCAGATAGGATGATTTATTGTTTAGAAAAAATTAATTATGAAATAATATTATATCAACACGAAGATATGTTTCTTTATGATTTTCCAGATACAATTAAAATTAAACAATATTTAAATTTTCTAAATGAATCTAGCTATTCATTTTTAAGGCTTTGTAGAACTGGCGCTTGTAATTTAAATCAAATAGAAAAATTTAATTCTTTATTTGAAATACAAAAAGAATGTAGTGATTTTTTTGCTGTGCAGCCAACTATTTGGAAAACAAAAGATCTTATTAAATTTTTGTCAAATGCGGGGCAAATATCTATTTGGGAATTAGAGTCTAATAGTTCAAAAATTTCTAAATATGTAGATATTACAGGGTTAATTCATTTCGATAATGAGAATCAAAGAGGTGGACATTTTAATTCAAAAATTTGGCCATATGTCGCTACAGCAATAGTTAAAGGAAAATGGAATTTTATTGAATATAATCAAGAATTGAATAAAATAGATAAAATAAAAATTAATTTTAGACAAAAATTAATAACTATCTAATATATATATAACTAATTATGATACCAACTTTTAACTATCTTATAAATAAGTATAATATAAAAATTAAAGGAGTTATACATGTTGGTGCTCATGAAGGGCAGGAAACTTTAAGTTATATAAATGAAAATATAAATAAAGTAATTTTAATTGAAGCAAATCCACATAGATTCGAAAATTTAAAAGAATCTATTCAAACGGGAAGATACTGTACAAATTGTACTCCATTAGAATATATTTTTCTTAATCAAATACAGGCAGATATACTAAAAAAATATGCTGTATATAATTATGCCATAAGTGATGTAGAAGAAGGCTTTCTAGAATTTAATTTAAGTAATTATGACGGAGGGGTAGATTCGTTATTTAAAATAAACAATTTTGGAACAAATTCATCTTGGGTAAATTATGAACATGTCGATAAAATTAAAGTACCAACAACTACTTTGGATAATCTAATTAAAGATAATAATGAATTTAACTTTTTAAATATTGATGTCGAAGGTGCTGAATTATTAGTCTTAAAAGGGTCTGTTGAATTATTAAAAAATATCGATTTTATTTTACTCGAAACTCAAGATATGCAAAGATTTGATGGGTCTTGTACTAAACAAGATTTAATTGATTATCTTAAAAACTTTAATTTTAAACTTGTAGAATATTTTGATACAGGAAAAAATTGGGGGGATAGTTTTTTTATAAAAAATAAATATAATGTTATTTTAAATAAATGATTAGTTTAATTATATTTGACTTAGATGGGGTTTTGATTGACGCTAGGGAAATTCACTACGAAGCTCTTAATAGAGCTATATCTTTAATTGGTCAAGAATTTACAATAAACAAAGAAGAACATTTATCTACATATGACGGTTTACCAACAAAAAATAAATTACAATTATTGTCAAAAAATAAAAACTTACCAATAGGTAAACATGATTTAATATGGAACAATAAACAAAAATTTACAATAGAAGTAATTAATGAAACGGTCAAAGAAGATAAAAGACTTAAATTAATTTTAAAAGAATTAAAAAATCAAGGATATAAAATTTATGTAGCTTCAAACTCTATTAAAGAAACTATTAAAGCAATTTTATTAAAAAAGGGGTTCATGGAATATGTGGATAATTATTATTCAAATGAAGATGTAAAGAATCCAAAACCAAAAGCTGAAATATATTTAAAATGTATGATAGATGCTGGAGTTGATCCAGATGAATGTTTAATAGTAGAGGATTCTATCGTTGGTCGAAAAGCCGCTTTAAAAGCTGGTGGACATTTACATCCAGTATTAAGTAGTAACGATATTGAATTAAACAAAATAATAGATAACATAAATAAAATTAATAATAATAAAATAATGAAAACTAAGTGGAAAGATGAAAAAATGAAAGTCTTAATTCCAATGGCTGGGGCCGGAACTCGTTTTGAAAAAGCTGGGTATACATTTCCAAAACCGCTTATAGAAGTGAAAGGTAAACCAATGATTCAAGTTGTAATTGATTCTATCGGTATCGAATCAAAACATATTTTTATTGTTCAAAAAAACCATTACGAAAAATATAATTTAAAAGATACTTTAAATTTGATTAGCCCAGATTGTGAAATTACGTTAACGAATGGTTTAACAGAGGGGGCAGCGTGTACAACATTGCTAGCTAAAGAATATATAAATACAGATGAGCCACTTCTCATTGCAAATTCAGATCAATTTGTAGATTGGGATAGTAGTGAATTTATGTATTCTATGATGGCTGATAATATCGATGCTGGTATTCTTGTATTTGAATCAAACCATCCAAAATGGAGTTTTGTAAAACTAAACGAAAATGGATTTGTATCCGAAGTTGCTGAAAAAAAACCAATAAGTAATTTAGCTACTGTTGGAATTTATTTTTGGAAAAAAGGTTCAGATTATGTTAAATATGCAGAACAAATGATCTCTAAAAATATTAGGGTTAATAATGAATTCTATGTTTGCCCAGTATTTAATGAAGCAATTCAAGATGGTAAAAAAATAAAAGTATTTCAAATTGATAATAGCAAAATGTGGGGAATTGGAACACCAGAAGATTTAAATTATTTTTTAGAAAATTTTAAATAATATAAATGAAAATTATTTCTCATAGAGGTAATTTAAATGGACCGAATCCTATTATTGAAAATTCCATATCGGCAATTAATATAGCTTTAAATAAAGGTTTTGATGTTGAAATAGATGTTTGGTTTAAAAATAATAAATGGTACCTAGGACATGATAAACCACTTTACCAAGTAGAAGAATCTTTTCTTCAGAATCATAAACTATGGTGCCATGCAAAAAATTTAAATGCCTTAGATTTACTGTTAAAAAATAAAAAAATACACTGTTTTTGGCATCAAAATGACGATTTTACATTAACTTCTAAAAATTATATTTGGACATACCCAAATAAAAAAACAGTAAATAATTCTATTATCGTGCTAATTAAAAAACAGAAAATTGCCAAAAATATTTTTGGTATATGTACAGATTACCCATTATTATACATTTAACATATAAAATTTAGATGAAATTTAAAAACATTTTTGGAAAAGAAGTCAATAAAACAATTAACAAGTTTTTAATTGATTGGAATAAACCTTGTAAAAGTAAAGTACAATTTAATGTAAAAAAATTTTTTGAACACTCTTGGAGTACTCATGTTGTAGTCGAAGAGTTTCCAGTTTTTGGAACGAGAATGAAATGCGATCTTATTAATTTTACAAAAAAAATCGCAGTAGAAACACATGGGCTTCAACATGATAAATTTGTGAAACATTTTCATAAAACAAAAACCGGATTTAAAAATAGCGTTAAAAGAGATTTACAAAAGTACACATGGCTTGAAATGAATGGTTTTCGAGTTATTGAAATTTTTGAGAATGAACTTTTAAATTTATCGCCAAAATGGATAAAAGAAAAATTTGATATAGAAATTTAGCTTGAATATCAAAAAAAGTTAGGCTATCATATGTGAATGAGCGTATTGTACATTGGTATAGCTGGCGTTGCTAGGTCTGGGAAAGATAGTTTAGCGCTTGAGATTGAAAATTTTATTAGGGCTTTGAAGGGTCTAACTATTTATAGAACTTCTTTAGCACAACCTCTCAAAGAAGATTGTAAAGATTTTATTAATCAATATCTTAACTTAAATGTTTTTACTGATAATAACGAAGAAAAAGCAATATTCCGTGAGTTTTTAGTATGGTATGGTAAAGTCAAACGTCAACAAACAGAAGGAAAATATTGGACAAATCTTTTAGACAAAAGAGTCGCAAAATTTCAACCAGATGTTTGTATTGTTCCCGATATTCGTTATCAGCAATATGAACAAGACGAAGTCAGCTGGCTTAAGGCAAAACCAAATAATATTCTTATTCACTTGCAAAGGGTTGCAATTAATGGTGAAATAGTGCCACCCGCAAATATGGACGAAACTATTAATGATTCAATTATTCAGAACAGCGCAGACTACAAAATTCTTTGGCCTACTTTTACTGATGACAATAAACAAGAGAACATGAGAGAGTTTGCTGAAAAAGCATTTAATGCAGTAATTAAAGATAAAATTTAATATGAATTCTATTCGTAGCGTACAAATAGAAAAACACGTTCTTGCGGGGTTTCTTAAGTATCCACAGGTATATTTCGAAGTATCTCATTTTATTAATGAGAACGACTTTTCTAACGGTCATAAAACTATCTTCAGTGTCATCAAGGGGCAAATAATGAAAAGCCAACCACTTGATCCAGTAATCCTCGGAGAAAAAATTAAGAACTTAGGAATTAACTTTAAACAAGATTTTAATATTTTTGATTATCTTGAGAGCATTGCATTTCTTAAGATTAGTCAGAAATCACTAATTGATGCTTGTAAAAATTTAAAAACAATCACTATCCGCCGCGAGATTGCGGAAACAGCATCTCTTATCGCAGAGTCCATGGAGAACTCTGGAGATAAGTCTCCAGATGAAATTATTTCATTTGCAGATAAGATGTACAATGATAAGATTACCGCTTATGATCTAGAATCTAATCCAGAAGATCTTTTTCAAGATATCGAAAAGATGGTTGAAGAAAGAGCTAATAATCCTATTACAGAAACAGGATATCTTACACCATATAAACTTTTTAATAAAATGTATGGAGGTTTGAGGCCAGGAGAGCTTTACGCATGGGTGAGTCGTCCAAAACATGGTAAATCAACTATTCTTAGCGATATTTGTTCAAAAGCAACACTGGTTAATCCAAACATGCAGGCTCTTATTTTGGATACCGAAATGCAAACAAACGTAATTCGTTTTCGTATTGCTAGTAGCATTACTGGTATTCCAATGTGGTGGCTTGAAACAGGACAGTTCAGAAACAATAAAGAACTTCTGGCCAAATGGAATAGTAAGAAATCAGAGCTTGCGAAAGCACAGGGTAAAGTAAAGCACTTACAAGTAGCGGGAAAACCCATCGCAGAGATTGAATCAATTATTCAGCGTTGGTATCTTGGTCAAGTCGGACGTGGCAATCCTGCTATTGTTGTTTATGACTATATTAAACTAACAGGGGAAATAGAAAAAGGTAAACAGGAGTATCAACTTATCGGTGACAAGGTAGATCGTCTTAAAGAACTTTCTGTTCGTATGAATATTCCAATTCTTACTGCTTGTCAATTAAATCGTAGCGCTGAAAATGGGGCTGACGATTCTAGTGCTATTGCTCAATCAGATCGTCTTCAATGGTTTGCTGCTTACGTTGGAATTTTTAGACGCAAAACTCTTGAAGAACAAGCGGAAGATGGCGCTCAATTTGGAACACATAAAATGATTGAGCTTGCATCTCGTTATCAAGGTCAACATGCTCATGGTCATAATGATCTTGTTCGCGTTATTGAAAATAACCGCCCAGTTTATCGTAAAAATTTTATTTCATTTAATGTAGATAATTTCAATGTAGAAGAAAAAGGTACTTTACAAGATATTGTAAATCATCAGAATGGTGTTAATGTGAATATCTTTGACCGCGAAAATAATCAGGCTCAAGAAGAAATCATATGAGACTTTTAGAACTTTTAAAAGATGCTGGGTGTAATCCTAGGAACTATGGTAGTTATCTTACTTGTACTGCTCGCTATCGTGGTGGTGATGATCCTGGATCTGTAGCTATTTATCTTCAGACGAATATTGTCAAAGATTTTGTCACAGGACATTCTTTTTCTTTGGAGGAATTTCTTAAACTAACCCTTAAATTAAAAGACATAAAGCAAGTAGAACAAATTCTTGAAGATAAAGCAAAGTACTATACAGGGTTTAATAACGATGTAGAAGACCCATTTAATAGAAGTATTAAATATTATTCACAAGAAGATATTGTAGATTTGAAACAAGATGGATCATATTGGAATCGTCGCGGGATTAGCGATGAAACATTAAAAGTTTTTGAAGGTGGTCTTTGTGAGGTCGGTAAAATGTATCAAAGATATGTATTTCCAATTTTTGATGCTCGCAAAAAAATTCAAGGATTTTCTGGCCGCGATGTAACTGGTAAATCAAAAATTAAATGGAAACATATTGGCCGCAAAAACGAATGGGCATATCCATTTATATTTAATCATAAATTTATCAGAGAATCTAAACAATTAATTCTTGTTGAAAGTATTGGCGATATGCTTTCTCTTTGGGAAAGTGGTATTAAAAATACCGGAGTAACTTTTGGGACCGAGGCTGGTGGAGGCCTGTTAAAAGCGATAATTCGCCTTGATCCTGATAGTATCATCATTGCGACCAACAATGATGAAAACAGGGCGGGGCAAAAAGCGGCTATGAAAATACGCTCAACACTCATAGACGGATTTTTTGACCCCGCCCAAATTAATATTTACCATCCATTTAAAAATGATTTTGGCGACCAAACCAAAGAAGAGAATAAGGAGTGGTATTCTAACTTATGAGAAGCACTTGGGAACAACATGCAATGAATTTGGCGGCGATTGCTATGCAGCGTTCAGAAGATCCATACCAACAAGTAGGAGCTTGTGTTTTGGGGAATCATAACGAAGTTCTAGCTGTCTCCTATAACGGCCTTGCTGCTGGAGTTAATGTAACACGAGAATTTTGGAGTGATCGTGACGCAAGACGACCATATATGATTCATGCTGAAAGTAACTGTCTTGCTAGAATTAAAATGGGCGAAGGCAAACTTTTAGCTTGTACTCTTCTACCATGTTCCGCATGCGCTACTAATATTGCTGCTTATGGAATTAAACATGTTATTTTTAAAGATATCTATAATAGAGATACAAAATCAATAGATATTTTTAAATTTTATGGAATTTCTTGCCACCAAGTCGATCCAACATATCCATTATGAGTGAACTAATAAAACTTTCAGCCAGTAGAATCAAGACATTACAATCATGTTCTTGGATGTATTATTGCAATTATAATCTTAAATTGCCACAAAAGAATAATTCTGGAGCAATGCGCGGCACTGTAGCGCATTTAATCTTCGAAGTGTTGGCCAATCCTCGACATGAACATTACGTTAAAAAAATTGTAAAAAACAAAACATGCCTAAAGTCTCCAGCAGTTTTTAAATTAATTATAAAGGCCGCTAAACGCGAAGGACTAGATTTAGATGAAATGGTAGCGCCCCTAAAAAAGAGTGGGCAAGAAGTAACTAATCTTAAATGTATAGATGAGATGATTCTAGTTGGTTTAAAATTTGATTTTATTGAGGATTATAAACTTATTGGTTCTGAATGGGAATTTGATATTACGAACGAAGAGCCTAAATACAGAATTGGTGGGTTTGTTGATCGTATTTTTAAAGATAAAAATCAAATGATTATTAGAGATTTTAAATCTAGTAAGAAGGCTTTTAAAGGAGATGAATTAGAAAGTAATCTACAAGGAATGATGTACTCACTAGCTCTTCGTAAAAAATACAAAAAACAAAAAGATATTTTAGTAAGATTCTTATTTTTAAGATATCCCGATGATCCAGAAAGAGAATGCCCACATTTTAATGAAGAAGAGTTAATTGGTTTTGAGCATTACCTTGAATATATTAGCACATATTTAAAAAACTTTGATGAAAAAAAGGCTCGATCAAATTTTGCTTCTAGCGAATTTAGTCGTAAATGGATGTGCAAAACAAAATCTGGATGGCGCTGTCCATATTTAGATTCAATTGAATATAAGGTTCTTATAGATAAAGAAGGCAAAATTATTAAATCTATTTTTGCAAACGAGGAATTTAAAGAAAAAGATTTAAAACCAGAATATCGTATTGAAATAAGAAAATATGAGGGCTGCCCCGCTTGGAAACAAGTTCAGTCAAATAATGACTTTGACTTTTAAAAAAAGTATTGCTAATATTAGGCTTAATGCTACCAATCTTTAGATCAAACTACTCATTGAGTTCGGTTCTTACTCTAGAGCCATACGCTCCTAGAGAGGATAGAGCCTTAAACCAGCCCGATTCTGTTTTCGATATTTGTAAAGACTATGGTATTGAAGACGTTTTTATTGTTGATAATACCTTAACTGGTATGGTAGAAGCCTACGAAAATTCAAAGAAAGCAAAATTGAATTTACGTTTTGGTTATCGAGTAAATGTTTGTCAGGATATTGAAAATAAAACTCCAGAGTCGGAATTGACAGAAAGCAAATTTATTATTTTTGCACTTCAAAATTCTTTTACAGATTTAATCAAATTGCATAATATTTCTACTACAATAGGAATCTACAACGGGAAAGCCCGTCTTGATTTTAAAACTTTAAAAGAGAATTGGAGTAAAAATCTCTTGCTTGCTGTTCCATTTTATGATTCTTACGTTTATTATAATCTTCTTTATGGTCGCCAATGCGTTCCAGAATTAGATTTTACAGATCCAGTTTATTTTATTGAAAATAATGGTTTGCCATTCGATGGTCTTTTAATTAATCATATTCAAGAAACTATTAAAGATCATGAAATTATTCCGTCGAAAACTATTTATTATCGTGAGCGTAAAGACTTTAAATCTTATATGACGTATCGCTGTATTTTGAATCGGACAACATTCCAAAAACCAGAGTTACGTCATTTTGGAAGTCAAGAGTTTTGTATGGAGGCTTGGAAAGAAGTTACCCAAGAAAATAGTGTAAAATAAGTGCTACTGTTTCAGTATGTAGTGTAATAAAATAAATGAATATTTATAGACAAAAATTAGAAATTAATAAGAAAAATATAATCAAAGATTATAAAAACGGACTTTCTATTAAAAATATTAAAAAAAAATATGGGCACGATAATAAAATTTTATTAGAGATGCTAAAAGAAAATAATTGTGAAATTCGTGGAAAAAGAGAGTCACATTTAAAATACTGGTGTGACGAAAATATTTTTGATAAGATTGATTCTTCAGAAAAAGCATATTGGTTAGGGTTTTTATATGCCGACGGAAATATTTATCAAAATAAATTACAATTACGATTAGGAAAAAAAGATTTGAACCATTTAAAAAAATTTAAATCTTTTATAAGATCTAATCATAAAATTTATAAAGATGGTAATTGTTATGGAATTCAAATTCGTTCGCCTCAAATAGTTTCAAGTTTAATAGCTCTAGGTTTAATTAAAAATAAAACACAAAAAATTAAATATCCATCTACAAAACTTGTTCCAAATAAATTTATCAATAATTTTATTTTAGGGTATTTTGATGGAGATGGATGCTGTTCTTATAATAAATCTAGGAAAACATATTCAATATCGATATTGGGAACAGAGAATTTGTTAAAAAAAATAAAATCTAATATTAAAAGATACGCACCATTATTAAAACCTAAAATTAGTCCAGAATCGCGTGGTAAAAAAGTATGGGTTTTACATTTTAGCGGTGGAATTAAAAAACCAGATTCTCAAAAAAAAGTTAGTCAACTTATAAAATATTTCTGTTCTTCCGAATCAAATTATGCTTTAATAAGGAAACAAAATAAATTTTTACAAATACAAAAAGATGCAATCTCAATTACTCAGATTTAACAAAAATCAAAAATATATTATATGGGATTTTGAAACGGAAAGTCTAGCGCTTTGTCTTGCTAGGCCATTTCAATTATCATGGCTTGTTACTAATAGTGGTAAAATTTTTAAAAATGAAGACCATTTTCTTTATTGGAAAGATTTGAATGTATCTGCAGATGCTGCGCGAATTACTCGTTTTGATTATAATTTTTGGAAAGAAAAAGCAAAAGATCCGTTAGAAGTATTAAAAAATTTTGAAAGTTATTTATATAATCCTGAATATTTAATTATTGGTGCTAATCTTTTTGGTTATGATATTTATGTTCATAATACTTTACGAAGAATATTAGGTTTAAAATCAGATTTTTCTTATCTTAATCGTGTTTTAGATATTCAGTGTATTCAAAAAGGAATATATATGGGTTTGAAGACCATTCCAGAAAACAGAACGGCTTGGCAATATCAAATGTATCATTACGTCAAGAAGGGAATCAAAACTTCTGTTAAGCATCTTGCTGGTTTATATGATATACCTTATGATGAAAATATGGCGCACGACGCAAAATATGATAACACCTTATGTCTTGAGATTTTCAAGAAGCAAATTTTGACTATTGAAATATGAAATTTTTAGAACAATTTAAAAATATTGAAATGAAAAATGTCAACCTTGTGAGGTTGCCAAATATTTCTTTTACAAAAGAAGAGAAAGGTTTATTGGCTGAAAAAGCAGAAACAAACGAACAATTTCTTCAACAATTAGTAAATGAAGGATGGAAAAAGTTTCGTGATAAGATCCCAGAGCATAAAAAGAAAATCTATCTTGATCGCATCAAAGAAGAATTTGACATTGTAAAAGATTTAGGTTTTATTGATTACTTTCTTCTTGTTTGGCGTGTTATCAACAAAGCTCGTCAGCTTGGGGCTTTTATTGACTGGGGCCGTGGTTCAGCGGCGGGTAGTCTTATTTTCTATTTGATTGGGGTTACTGGTGTTGATCCGATTGATAAGAATCTTTTCTTTACTCGTTTTATTTCTAAAACTCGCGCTAAAAAAGAAGTAATTGACGGAGTTACTTATATTCAAGGAGATCTTGCTCCAGACGTTGATATTAACTTGGGTGGAGTTCGTGATGAGATTATTGAGTGGCTTAAAAAATGCTATCCAAATAAAGTTTGCAAAATATCTTCTGTTTCTACTTTTTCTGGAAAGATTCTAGTTAAAGATGTTTTTAAAATCATGAATGAGGCTTCAGAGGAAGATGCTAGTCATTTGGCAGATACTATTGGTAAGCATTTCGGAGTTGTTGAAGATATTGAAGATTCTTACAAGAACAGCGAAAAATTTCGTGATTGGGCTGATCGTTACCCAGAAACTTACCAAGTAGCGCTAAAATTACGAGGATTAATTCGTGGCAAATCTACTCATGCAAGCGGATATTTTCTTTCATATTACCCTCTTGACAAGTTTGCTCCTGTCGAGATGAATAAAGAAGGTGAGTTGACCATTTCTTATGAAATGAATACTGCTGCTAAATTTGGTATTAAACTTGATCTTCTTGGTCTTATTAGTAATGAGATTATTAAAAATGTATTTGAATTAATTCCAGAAAAATTCGAAGATATTAATCTCGATGACAATCCAGAAGTCTATACCCATCTTCAGCGTGAGGATTTACTTCCTTATGGGCTTTACCAAATTAGTGCGGATTGTGCTTATCGTGTGTGTAAAAATATTCGCCCAGCCAATATTGCACATTTGAGTGACGTAAACGCTATCGCCCGACCTGGAGCTTTGGCATATGAAAAAGATTATATTAATTTTACGGGAGAAGCCCCGCATGAAAAACTTGCCCCAGTATTTGCGGAAACACGTAACCTTCCTCTTTATCAAGAACAACTAATTCAAGCGCTTGTTACAGTTGGCTTTACCCCAGACGAATCTGAATACATTCGGCGCATTATTGGTAAAAAGAAACGGGACGAAATGCCTAAATGGAAAGATAAAGTTTTCGAGACTTGCGAAAAGAATGGGTTTGGAGAACAGGTTGCGGAAGCTATTTGGAAAGTCATGTTGGATTCCGCTGACTACAGTTTTAATAAATCACACTCATATTGCGTTGCTTATCTTGGAGCTTTGACGGTCTACCTCAAGTATAAGTATCCGCTACAGTTTTTTACAGCTTGTCTTAATGCCATTCAGAAGCTTCCTGATCCGATGGAAGAGATTAGACAGATAGAGCGAGAGCTACCGCATTTTAATATAAAATTGCTTCCGCCGAGCTTATTAAAGTCAGATATAGGATTTACCGTAGAGGGTGAAAATATTAGATATGGACTGAGTGCCATCAAGGGTGTTTCAGATAGCTCTATTGAAAAACTTATTAAGTTCCGTGGGGAGTATGATAATAAGATCGATTGTTTCTTGGCGGCTAAACAAGCTGGGTTGAATATTGGTATTGTTTCATCTCTTATTCAAGCTGGCGCACTTGATGATTTGGGTTCATCACGCCCACATCTTGTTTTACAGGTTCAAGCTTTTAACCTCTTGACTGATAAAGAAAAGCGTCTTGTCAAGGGCTTGCATGATGAAGGCGAAAATAAAAATATTCTTAGCATTATTCAATTGCTTGTAGATAAAAAACAAATTAAAGAATCGCGTTTTGAAACTTTTAAGAAGAAGTATGCGTCTTATAAACAAATTTATGAGTTAAATAGTCGAAATGAGGCTCTTACAAATTATTTTTACGAGAGAAATTGTTTAGGTTTTAGTTATAGTGAGAATCTCACAAGTATTTTTAAAAAAGGAAACCATAATTTTATTACAATTAAAGATGCTTTTGAAACAAAAGAGGATAATGATAGGGTATTAATTATTGGAGAAATTACTGAAACGCCAAGACAGTCTAAGTCAAGGAACGGCAATAAATTTTTTAAAGCTACTGTTTCTGATGATACTGGGAAAGTTTCCGTATTAATGTTCGATGGGCGTTTTAATCTTTTTGAAGATTGTAAAGCTAAAAACGGAGGACAGTTTCCCGAAGAAGGAGATATTGTAATTGTAAAGGGTCGTCTTAAAGGGACTGACGCTATTTTTGCAGATGAAATTGTTAAGCAAGATTGTAAAATCTACAAAAATATGCGAGACTTAAAATAAAATTACAGAAGTTTTGTTATAGTAAAACTACCTTCTTGGAAACCATCTGTTTGAGCACTAAAACCACCAGCAGTAATATCTCCCACTACTTGGTACTGAGTTTGTCCACCTCCGGCGCAACTTAAAGCAATGGCTGTTGCGGATGCAGTTTCCGTTACTGGGCAAAATTTAACACTTTTTGAAGCTCCAACCCCTCTTACGGTTAGACTTTGTGAACCACCATTGAATAATAATCCATTTGCGTCTGGCTCGCCTTGTTTTCCCATTAAAAGTACAGGCTCCCATTCAAAACTGGATTCATATGTAAAACCTACGGCTTGGCTTCCACCAGCGACAGTGCTTGAAAAACCGTGTGCAAATGTAAAAGCCTGAGATTGAGAGGTTACTGGAGTAGCCTGGGTAGGAAGAGTTATACCATCTTTGGCAAAATTAACAAAACTTACAGAGCCATTAACAAGACCTTCCGCTTCAGCTGTGACACTATGCGAAGTCATGTAAATTTTAGCCATAGCGGTTCCGGCTATAGTTAAACCTGCCGTTCCAGCTTTTGCGTAATTTAGTGGTCCACTTATGATACTATCACTAACAGTTTTAAAAGGATCCGACCCATCTTTTAAAAGATAGTCAATACTTATTGTTGTTTCAACTGGGCCAGTTGGAACCTGTCCTTGGGCTAAAAAATTACCTAAAGTTCTAACGGCTTCTGTACTTTTTGTTTGTTCAACTGAAACGCTTGTTGCGTAAATTTCTGCTCCACCTAATTGGACTTTGACATTTTGTGCGCTAAATTGTGACATAATTAATGAATAAAGGATTTATAAGTTAATTCTACACGCGAGGAATTATCTAAACTAACGCCGATATTTTCGGCTGTTAATACTGCGTTTGGTAGTGAAAATGATTCCATAGTGCTTGTATTATTACAATTTTTTAATTCTAAATAGATATCCTTTTTAGAATCACATAAAACTGTTTGAATATTATTACACTCGTAATCATCAACTTCCACTCCAATAATTAATTCGACTTCCAAAGGTTTGTTTAAATAAATATCTGAAGGATAAGAACTTCCTAGAACATAATAAGGAACTCTTTTACAATCAACTGAGATGTCAAAAGATACAATTCTGTTTGTATTGCCTTCGCTGGTCTGTAAATGGATATTTCCAAAATGTGAGATATCCAGATTTGTAGACTGCTGTGGTAAATTATTAGGAGTAACTTGAAGATCCCCGCCAATTCTACCGTATATTTCAAAATCAGTTTGTGTTACTGCAATTTCTCCAACAGCACAAGACATACTATAATTTGTAAGATAAGCGTTTTCAAAAGATAAATTTTTGTTACCATAAACAAGAATTCCATTGCAGGGCTGTACACCTGTAAAGTATCTTAATGGTTCGTTTGGAGTTAAATATTTAGTAATACTGATATTTTTAACATCAGCAGCCGTTCTTTCTAACGATCCATAAGATGTTCCAAGTACCCGCGTGTATTCAGTTGGAATTTCTAAATTGCCATTAAAATCTGTAACCCCTAAAATTTCTATATTATTTATAAAAATTCTATTATCTGCGTATATTTTTCTTCCGTACATTATATATTTTTACACTTATTATATATGTACAGAATTTTATAATTAATGTAAAGTATATATTATGCCTTTAATTACTCCAAAAAAATCAGAAAAACAAGGTGATTTTGTTTCTCGTTGTATGGGCGATGAAACAATGAATAAAGATTTCCCCAATCAAAAACAGCGCGCCGCAGTATGTTATTCCCAATGGGGGGACAAAAAAGCCAAAGCAAGCGTTGTATTAGGGGAAGGTAAAAATGAAATGCTGTTTGAATTTAAAAAAAATAAAGCATTAGCTGAAAGCTTGGAGGAGTATAAAAACGATTTTTACGAAATGTCAGTCGGTTCTTTAAATTCAATTAAAAAACATGCTGACAATATTTTACAATCTTTAGAAAATCCAATGGTCAAAGAAAATTTAACCGAATCTTGGTTACAAGGTAAAATCGCCATTACGGAAGATTACATGCTTACTATTCATAATTATGTAATGTTTGTACAGGATGAGGAAGAGTCTTCAAACAATGAATAAAATATTTGATTATATTTCTAATTCTTTATCGAATTATTTTTTAGAGTCGGCAAGATCTGGGCCCAGATCTTCTGCACAAACGCCAGCCAAGCCAAGTGAAAGAAGAAAAGGGTCGAGCAAAAATCCAAAAGGAACTGCAACCAAGCAAAAAGCCGCAAAAATTGAATTTACAGAAGCTGTTGTTACTGCTTTAAAAAATAAAGTTAAAGAACATAACGCCAAATCTAGTAAAAAAGTTACCCTTGGTCAATTAAAAGCGGTTTATCGTCGTGGCGCGGGGGCTTTTTCTAGCTCACATAGGCCTGGAAAAACTCGTGGTCAATGGGCAATGGCCAGAGTTAATACATTTCTTAAAATGGTTCGTGGTGGTAAAGTAAAAGAATCTTATAGAAAAGCTGATAGCGATCTTGTATAATATGAAAATTAATAAATATTTTGACGAAAGAACTAAAACTTTAAAAGTAGGTTTCGAACCAGATTTTTTTTCCGAAGAAGATTTGGAAGAAGCAAGACAAGATTTAATTGAAGCTGGCGCGAGTGAAGATTCTTTAAATGAAGAAATTGACGAAGCACTTTTTGAAAATTCTTATTTAGATGAATGTGAAAATTGTGAAAATGAAGAAGATGCCTATGGAAGTGAAGAAGAGATTGATGAAGATAATTTCTATATTCCCGAAGAATCGGAATATGTTACAGCAGAAGAAGTTGAATTAGATGAATCTGAAATTATAGAAGTTGAAGCCGCTGGGCTTTGGGAGAATATCAGGAAGAAAAAAGCCAGAGAGGGTAAAAATTATAAACCAGCGAAGCCTGGAGATAAAGACCGTCCACAAAAAGAAGCTTGGGAAAGAGCCCAAGGCGCTGAATATCAAGGTAGAAAAGTTACTTTAAATAAACCATTCAGAACTCCAGGTGGTCCAAAAAAATTTGCGGTATATACTAAGAATGAGAGTGGTAATGTTATTATCGTAAGATTCGGAGATAAAAATATGGAGATTCGACGCGATGATCCTAATCGTAGGCGTAATTTTAGGGCTCGACATAATTGCGATACTCCAGGCCCAAAATTTAAAGCCCGATACTGGAGTTGTCAATGGAGTTGGAGTCCAAGTAAAAAGGTTGGGGCGTAATTGAATTATTCATTTTTAAATGAATATATATTATATTTATTTTTATATAAGAGAAGATGGAACACCTTATTATGTAGGTAGAGGTAAAAATAATCGTGCTTATACTAAACATTTTAGATCGAATGGTTTTAATTTCACACCCAAAAATAAAGATCAAATAAAAATTATTTTTAATAATTTGAGCAAAAAACAAAGTATTGACTTAGAAAAATATTATATCCAGTGTTACGGTAGAAAAGAATTTGGTGGTATTTTAATTAATATAAAAGAAGGCGGGGAAGATTTAAAAGACTGGACGCCCGAAATGAGAAAACGTATGTCTATACGACAAACAGGTAAAAAACATTCAGATATCACAAGATTAAAAATGTCAATAGCACATAAAGGTAAGAAATTAGAACCGGAATCTGTACAAAAAATGGTTGATACCAGACATAAATTAGGTAATTATAAACAATCATTAAAAACAAAACAAAAATTATCTTTATCGCATATAGGACTACTTATTGGAAGTAAAAATCCTGCGGCACGGGCCGTGGATGTATATACAAAAGATGGCGATTTTATTAAAACTTTTTCAACTGGTAGAGAAGCTGCCCAATTTTTAAAATTAGGTAATTCTTGGAAACATATTCCAGAATGTTGTAAAGGTAAACGAAAATCTATAAAAGGATACAAATTTTTATATACTTGACCGATAAATAAAATAGTTCTATCATATTGATTATATGATAGTAACATGGACAGTAGAAGGCGTTGATTGGTCAAAAAATATAAAAGCCAATATTGATTCAGAGCCTTCTGAGATTGCGACCCGTGCTGTTGAATCTGCTTTAGAATCTTTAAAAACAGAAGAAGATTCAATTCAATTTGGTGCAATTTTAAGAGTCTTTCATAATAAAATGAAAGATGAGGGTGAACATTGGATTATTTATGCCCCCACAATCTTAGCAAATGCTGGTTATTATCAAGATGCTGAAGAACTAAGGCAAGCCGCCGAAAAAGAATTTTTGTGAACCAAAATCTTACATATGAAGAATACAGACAAATTCTGGAATCTCTTCTTGAGCATCATGGGGTATTTTATCAATTTTGGCGCTTGGTTAAGCCTGTTTATAGTAATGATGTTCCTACTGCATGCGTGGGTTTTAATAAAGAAGGTAACTGTATTGAATTTTTAATTAATAAAAAGTTTTGGGACGAACAATCTGATCATAATAAAAAGTTTATTATTGCACATGAATGTTTGCATGTGATTAATTCACATGGTAAGCGCATCGGAAAAAAAATGTCCAACATAGCAAATCAAGCTATGGATATTGTTGTAAATGAAAGTCTTATAAAATATTTTAGATTTAATCGCAAAGAGATTGATCCGAATACAGAATACTATTGGTTAGATAATTCATTTGATAATGATCCAAATATTCTACCATGGAATAATTTTGAATATTATTATAATAGGCTGTTAAAAAACGCAAAATTTATAAAAAATAAACGTCTTGTTAATGATCATAGTGGTCTCGGAGATTTTTCTGAACAGTCTGTTCAAGAAATTATCAATAACCTTTCTGAAGAAGACTCTGAAAGTCTAAAAAATATTTCTGAAGACTCAGAAAAAAATGCTCGTAAAAATGATGATAAATCTATAGGTAATACCAAAGGTGGTTTAATTCAAAAAATTGAAAATAAACCAACGCAATATAAGAAAAAATGGGAAAGTGTTATTCGACGCTTTGAAAAGAAAATGTCTAAAGACGAAGGTTTAGAATCTCATTGGATAATGAGAGATCGTCGTCTTTATAATCTTAATTTTAATATCTTCCTCCCTTCTGATATAGAACAAACATTAAGAAAAACCGAAAGTGAAAAAATTGCAACTTGGTTTTTTATGGATACTAGTGGATCATGTTGGGGGTTAGCTCCAAGGTTTTTTGATGCAGCTAAAAGTCTTGATCCAGAAAAATTTGATGTTAAATATTTTGCTTTTGATACCGTGGTATACGAAGTAGATTTAAAAAAACAAAAACTTGATGGTGGTGGAGGAACAAGTTTCCGTTGTATTACGGATTTTATATATAAAAAACAGAAAACAAAACCATTTGTTTGGGTACTTACTGATGGATGGGGCAATGGAGCGCAAATTCCAGAAGATCAACGAAAAAAATGGAACTGGTTTTTAACTGGCGATGGAACAAGAGCGTATATCCCACAAGAATGTAAAATACATGAACTAAAAAATTTTGAGTAAATTGTTTATGGAAATAGTTTATATATCACAGGTTCTCAAATAAGCTCCTCGAGTATACATAGACCATCAATTGAAAAATCCCATACTGTACCAATTCCCCCTCCACATTCTGCGATGACTTGTACCGTCATCACGTTTGAATTGGCTGGCACTATCGCCGTAGCGGAAACACCGGACTGTCCATTTCCACCCGGACCAGTACCAACGCAGCCACTATCATAAATTACATTTCCATCTACAGAAATAATTAACTTGTCTGCAACTTGATAAGCGTTAAATGAAATAGAAATTTGTGTGTTTTCAGGTTTTGAAATTATACTAAAAATTCTAAGATAATCATCCGAGCCGCTTGCCGCATTCAAACCTTCGCAGGGACACTGGTTTTCTAGTTTTTCTATTTCCTTTAGTCGCGCGTCCGTTTTTAGTCTTAACTGTATTGCTTCAATTAGGAACATAGCTAACTGTGTGCCTAATGTAATAAGAGCGCCAATTAACAGGGGGCCTAGAGTTGCGCGAACTTTTGTCGATTGCCCCTGTAGATATTGTAAATTAGCTGCTCTTTGCTGAGACCCATAAGACCCTGTCATTTTCATACCCTCCAACCTTCTTTTTGCATCGTCGTATATGTCCTCAATATCCATTCTTCGTCTATTGAGTTTATCTAGGTTTCCTTGATATCTAGTATATTTAGCATTAAACTCGTCAAGAAATCTTCTTAGCGCTTTAACCTCTTCTTCAAGTTTTAAACATTTCATTTTGGATCTCACCTCCATTGCTTTTATTAGCCTATCGGTTTCCATCGCTTCTAATCTTGCTTTTTGTAGTTGAGCCACGCGCTCTAGATAGTAACCTGCAGCAGTTACTAAAATAAATTCTATGATCAAAACAAAATACATATTAATTTATTTACACTGATTTATTCTTAATATTAAAAAACTTTTTAATTTTTATTTAAATAGACTTTATTTTAAATTCTCTTATAATAATCTTATGGCTCAAGATATCAATACAATTAAAAATAAATTAGACCAATATTTTAAACTCGGTAAAAACGTTTTACTTGAGGGGCGCCACGGAACAGGTAAAACAAGTCTTGTTACGGATGTATTTAGCAAAAATTGCAAAAATTGGTTGTATTTTTCTGGCTCCACGCTCGATCCGTGGGTCGATTTTGTAGGAGTTCCGAAAGAAATTAAAAAAGGGAATGATTATGTTCTTTCATTTGTTCTTCCAGAAAAGATGTCAGACGAGACTGTAGAAGCAATTTTTATTGATGAGTATAATCGTAGCCATAAAAAGATTCGCAATGCTACGATGGAATTAATTCAGTTTAAAAGTATTAATGGTCGTAAGTTTCCTAATCTAAAAGTCGTTTGGGCCGCAATTAATCCGAGTGATGACGATGAAGAATATGATGTCGAAGAACTTGACGGTGCTCAAGTAGACCGTTTTCAAGTTCGTATTAAAGTGCCATTTGTCCCTGATATCGAATATTTTGAAAATAAATTTGGCAAAGATTGGGCTAAATCAGCGCTTGAATGGTGGAATGGAATGCCGGATAAAGCTAAAAAATTAGTATCTCCACGTAGGCTTGATTATGCCCTTGAAATCCATAAAGAAGGTGGGGATGTATTTGATGTTATACCTTTTGAAACAAACCCAACAAAATTGATTGCTACTCTTAAACTGGGTAGTCTTGAGGATAAAATTAAAAGTCTTTATAAATTGAAAGACGCAAATAAAGCTCAAAAATTTTTCGAAGATGAGAACAATTTTCAAGCGGCGTTACCAATTATTAAGAGAAAAGCGGATTATATGAAATTTTTCTTACCAACAATTGATAACGAACGTATCACTTCATTATTCTTTAGTGACGCTCATTTTAAAACATTTATTTTAGATCATGCGCCATATTTTAAACCAGCATTAGAAGAGATTTCTAAACTAAAATCGGTTAATCGGGATGATATTAGCATGATTAATCATGCTCTTAAACAAGTAGGAAATATTACTTATTTTTAAGTATAAAATAATTCTTTATTAAAAGCCCAACCACTTAACATAAAAAGCCCCATTTGTAAAAATGAGGCCCAACAAAATGGCGGCTCTAATTTAAATCCGAAACCCATTCCAGCGGAAAATAAACAAAATGAAATACTTAAAAATATTAATGACATTACAAATATTG